TGACATCGTTTCTTCTGAAAGACGTTGTGTGTAAAGAGCAAATAGTTGGCGGTATGCGTTAGTTGCTGAACCAAAGGTACGCTTGTTGTCTGTCTCGTCAGCCTGTGGTGACTGTGCACCAGTACGGGCTGGGTCTAAGTATGCAATCAAACGGTATGAAGCACCAAGGATTACAATGTCTCGGCAAGACTCTGGTAATCCAGTTTGTGCAGTAAATGAATCTGTAGATGTAGTAGACAGTGTTGAAGGTGCGGTTGCATAAACAACCTTCACCTTACGACCAGATGCAATTCTGTCACCAATAGTTACTGTTTGTGCACCTGTACCCCAGGTGGTCTGGTCTGGGAAAGCATCAAAGTCCCATCGCTTAACGCGAATCCACTCTCCACTAGAACCAATATCCTGCCAGTGCATAGTCAGGATGTTCTGGATATTCTTATTATCTAATTCGTATGTGTTTACAATTGTGCTACTAAATGTAAAACTTGTTTGCTTAACAGCAAAGATGGCAGAACCCATAGCACGAATAGTGTCCTGAATAGCACGCTTAACAACGTGCTTAGGAAATGTTGGAGAGATAGTTACCTTTGCTCCAGCATTATGAACATCAGCAGTAGAACCCATAAACCCACGGCCATACGGAGATACTGTTGCGCTGTTAGAAATGCGGTCTACTGTATCTACCCATAGTAGTTCATCATCAATCTCGACAATACCCGAGCCAAGGCGTTGAGCATCTGCTACATTAAAAATTGTAGGTGCTGCAATTGTGGATGTAGTTGTAGAAATAGGAGTTGTTAGGTGTGTAGCCTTATCCTGTTGGATTGTGTAACCAGCAAGGTTAATTAAAACCTCATCTGTTATTTCGTTAAGTAGAATACCCATTACCACTTCACCTTATCTGCCCAGTAGGCTGCACTTAGTTTGCCTTTGGCAATATTCTTAGCATGTCTTGCTTTAAAAGACTTACGGCGTGCTGCATATGATGCAGACTCACCAGCCTTTCTTGGAGAACCAGATACACCCTGCTGTCCAAAACGAATAGTCTTAACCTGAGTTCCCTCTTTAGCCACAACTACGTGTGACTTCTTTGGGTGGTTAGGAGTACGCTTAGGCTTGTTGTAGCCAGATACACCAGCACGAGTTAATCTAGAATCTTTTTTCATCTGTATTTAGCCGTCTTCTTTGCTATAGATTTAGGTTGTCTTACGAACTGCTGTCCCTTACGAATACCTGCACGCTTTGCTGCAGATGTTCTTGCATACTCTGATGCGCTCAGTGCAGCACGGGCTTTCTTAGGAAGGTATCTTTCTCCAGTAGCCTTAGCACCTTGAGTGCTTGGCTTACCAGACTTAGTACCCCAGTCCTCTTTAGTCCACTTAGACAAAGACTTCTGCTTGGCAGTCTTGCTACCTGAGTAGCCACCGCCTGCCTTCTTGTAAGCCTGTGCTAGCAACTGAGCCTTACGGGCAGACCACTGGCCAGGATTACCACCTTTAGAACCAGCCATAATCTGGTTCTTTAAACGCTCACGTAAACCTGCTTTGGTGTATGCCATTACTTATCCTCTTAACATTTACATTTATTGTCAGGCTTACCGCATTGATAGCATCTACCTGGTTTTCTAATTGCCATTATTTTTTTCTTGCTTTCTTGCACGTAGGGCAAGGGCACTTGCAACCTTTTTGAGGTTTTCCTGTCTTGCATTTACATGGACATGTAGCACACATTATTTTACCTTTTTTGCTTTAGGCTTTGTATGAGTAAGAACTTTGCTTGATGCGGTATGAGTTGCACCTGTGTGAATCTGTCCGTTCATCTTATGAACAGCGCCTGTATATTCTTTACCACTTTTAAGGTAATGCTTAGCAGTCTTACTCATTACTTCTTCTTCATTTTTGTCTTAGCCAACTTTGCTGCATTCTGGCGACGAGCGCTGTCTGCTGTAGTTGCTCTAGGTGGTGAAGGATAGCCATACTTCTGTTGCAAAATCTTTGCCATTGCTGCATCTTGCGGTGTCATCTTTGGCATTACATGCCACCGTACATTCCACCCTTGGCAGCAGGCTTCTTTGCCATCTTCTTGACAGTCTTCTTCTTAGCAGTCTTCTTTACTGCCTTCTTCTTCATTGAACCTGTTTCCATTTTTTTCATACCGTACATTATATTGCTCCCGCTTCCTTTAGTGTTGCTGCCGATTTATCATTAATATAACGAGCACTAGTCATAGTGTCTGCGTCATAAGCCTTACCCATTGCTTCAGAGGCTTTAACAGCACGCTGCACTGCAGCCATACTTGTGCCTTCTGGTTGAATACCTTGTGCTCTTGCAGAGTAATAAGCATTCAATTCTCCATCCCACTTCTTGTTGCTCATAGCCTTTTGAGATGATGCATCTCCTGGACTCATTTGCAATCCAATTACTTTGCAACCAAAGCAACCTTCTACATCTTCTGGATGGTCTAGTCTGTGTCTCATACCGTCTCCACTGTATAACCAGCAGCCTCAAGGGCTGCTTTTTCTGTAGCATCTACCTCATAGTCAATGCCACCTAAGTAAGCAATATCTGCTGCAACCCATTCCTCAGAGGATGGATAACGAATCTCTGTATAGACAGAACCGTTCTTAAGAACTGTGATTCCCTTTTCAATTTTGATTCTAGAAAATAGTGGATGGTATTCGCCATCCATTTCTTCTAGGATTGTTGGTGTTCTAAATATGTAAGCCATAGTTCCCTCCAATAGGTTTACTGATAGGCAGGGACAAAAGCCCCTGCCTACCCGTATAACTATTGTTACGCTGTTGCGCGACCTGAAGCCGCTGACTCAATACGAACCAATGCTGGTGTACGGTATAGAGACCAGTTGATGATTCCGTACCAACCGACTGGGTTGAAACGGTTGAAGCGGTCTTGGACCACTCCGATTTCCATGCCTGGTTCCTTCCATACAGCCTCAGCAAGAGCCTGTGCTCCGACTACGTATGTGTTGAATACACGTGTCTGAGAACCGCCTGAGCCTGTTCCTGACTGTGAAGAAGTTGCGTTTGCTGTCTCAATGAAGCGAACGCCTTCCCATGAGCCTGTCTCTCCGCCGTAAAGTGGAGCAGCGTTCTGGTACTCGTGTGGAGTACGCCATACGTTGTTACCTGTCTCTGTGCGTAGGTCAGCAGAAACTTCTGGGTGAATGTATGCAACAAACATTCCAGCAGCCTTGTACTGAACTCCTGCAGAGCGCATCTTTGTAACAGCAGTACGGATTGCAGCAGACTTCATTGTGTCTGCTGGTGCAATTGTGTTCTTAGCAGCAACTGTGCCAACACCTTCGTATACAGATGAAACTGCTCCTGAACCGCCAGCAACACGAACGATGTTCGCGCCTGCGTCCAACTTAGCAACTACTGCTGCGTCAAGTGTCTTTGTCATGTTGAAGCCAACTGCGTTAGCAACCCATGGGTCAATGTTTGCTAGTGACATCAAGTTAATCTTCTTAACTGGAAGTACTGAGCGACCTAGTTCTAGTTGTGCAATGTCTAGGTATGTTGTTGCTGGTAGTGCTACTGAGTCTGGGTCAACTGTCTCATTGAGTGTTGCACCAGCCACTGTAGTGTCAGCGATATCTGTGTTAAACTGGAAACGGATTGAAGAACCGTTGTGTGTTAGGGAGCCGACCTTCTTGTCCGCGATTTCACGGAACTTTGGAAGGATGCGAAGATTAGTCTCGATAAGTTTATCGTAGGCTAATGTTACAAGATTGCTTCCTAATCCAGAGGTTGTAGTTGTAAAGACATCTGCCATTTGGCTATGTCCTACCTTTCTGGTTTAGTCGGTTACGAATTAACCGAGTGATTTAATGATTGACATAATCTCTTCTTCAGAGGTAGCGTTAGCAATTGCTCGCTCTAAGTCTTCTGAATAAGCAGGAGTGTCAGCCGATTGCGTAGCAGAATCTTGCTGCTGTAAGGCACGCAAGTTTTCTGTATCAACCTTCTGCTCACCAGGCGTATACCCAATTAAGTCACCGTTCTCAATGAGCCAGTTAGATACTGCGTCTTCATTGATAGTGTCTAAGTCCTTAAGGACAAGACGGGCAGCCTTTGTGTTTACTCCCTTTGATTCTAGGATTTCTCGGACAGTGCGCTCATTGGATTCACGAGAGAACTTCGCTAGTTGTTCTTCGAGTTCTTTGATGCGCTTCTCATCTGCTCTCTTGGCTTTGCGTAGGTTAGCGATACCTGCATCCTCATTTGAGTATTGAGAACGGTTTAGTTCGTTCTCCAGATTGTCTTCTTCCCAGTATTGTTCGTTGCTCATGCAACATCACCCTTCGTTAGTAGTTGTCGCAGACCACAATCAGATAAGGGGATACTTGATTGGCTTCTGCTACCAGGCTAATACACCTGACGGGGCTGGTCGGTCCGTCTAGGGAACTTAAAATGCGCTAGATTTACCACTACCTAGTGCGCCACGGGCTAAGCCTGCTGCTCCACTAAATGCGCCTACTTCTTTTTCGGCTAGTTTCAATCGCTTGCGCTTTGCAGATTCAAGTTGTCCGAAGACTTCTTCTTCTGCTGTTTTCTGTGTGTAGTTAACGCCTTCTTCATCATAAATCTGACCAAGTTTTGTAGCAGTTGGTAGAACATTGGCAATACCCTGATAACCTTCACGGGCTTGTGCTTTAGTAATACCTAACTGAGCAAGGGCGCTTGCGCTAGTTACATCTGTCAATAGGTTCTGCTTAATTGCTTCAGAACCAATCTCTGCAGATAGAACCTTTTCCTGCAACTTAGGTAGATTTTCCTTAGGGTTAAGGAAGTACTTAACCAAGTCATTATCCTGAATGTTATAGAATGTTTTAAGAGTAGCCTTGATATTAGGGTCAGAGTTATTAACTCTAGTTACTACCGTGTCAATTCTGTCTTTAAATTCTGTAGCAGAGATATCGTTACCAATAATATCAGCCATCTTAGTTTGAGATACTTTGCGGTCAACACCAAAATATCCTTGCAAACCATAAGCACGGAGCGTTTCATTATAAGAGTTTTCCAGTTCAAGATAGGTTGCCTCTGATACTACGTTGAGTCCAGCAGCACGGCGAATCTCATTGCCACGGAAGCGATTAATATAAGCAGTAGTCTTACGCAGTTCTACCGCGGCTTGGTTAGAGCCAAGGCCTTCTTCCATAAACTTTTTAATTTCTGGTATTAGTTCTTCTAAACCATAATCTTTAAATGTATTTTCAAGCAATGTGTAAGCATCTACATCTACCGTTGACTTGTACTTATTACCAGACTTAACAAGTGTTTTTTGAGTATTGTCAGAATAAAATCCAATAACATTGCCATAATCATCTGTTTCGGTAGATACTAATGTTGCAGTAGGAGATGGATTGTTATTATTATTGTTGTTTTTAGAACTATTTGTAGGGACAACAGAGGTACTGCCATAACCTGGAATATTATATAGTTGCCATTGACCAGTGTTAGTTCCACCAATCCAAACATAGTATTTTCCAGGAGGAGCATCTGTTGGCATAACCGCTTTATTAAGAAGCGGATTTTCTGCCATAGCATTTTGGCGTGCCAATGCTTCTGTTGCTTGTTTTCTTTTTAAAAAATCTGCATTACTTTCACCCGTTGCTTTTTTAATAACAGAAGGATTTAATGCACCAAGTTCAACAGCGGTATTTTCTAAATTAGAAACACTTGTTTGCGTCTTAGCAATCTGTGCGTTAATTCTGTCAATCATCAATTCATCAGGAGTCTTAGCAATAGCAGCCTGAGCAACAGGTA